GAAAGGGTTTTTATTGTAGGAATAAGGGACGACAAAGACAATAACTTTCAATTCCCAAAGGAAGAACACCTTTACAAACGATTAAAGGACGTATTGGAAGAAAATGTTGACGAGAAGTATTATTTGAGTGAAAAGATAATTAAGGGATTTATTAGCCATGCAGACAGACATAAAGAAAAAGGCAACGGTTTTGAATTTAAAACAAAAAATATAAACAAAGCTAGTAATTGCATTACAACAACAGAAGGAAGTAGGGGTTACAATAATTTTATAAATGATTTTGATTATCTTAATCAAGGCACACACGGATACGCGAACGGATATGTAACAGAGCCAAAAAGAATAAGACGTTTAACGCCCCGTGAATGTTTCAGGCTTCAAGACTTCCCGGAAGACTTCAAGTTTGTTGTAAGCGATACACAGCTATACAAACAAGCGGGTAACAGCATTACCGTTGGCGTTTTAGCTAAGATAATTGACAAGTTAAACTTATAATTAGTATATTTGACACAACGACAGGAAAACAACGTCAAACAACGAAATGAGTTATACAGACGACAAAGGAAAATTTAAGAAAGGAAACCCCGGACGCCCCAAAGGGTCAAGAAATGAACGTTCCATGTATTGGGAAGAAATGGGGGATTGGTTCGCGAATGAAGGCTTGGACGCTTACACGGAAAACTTGGAAACAATGCTTACCGGGAGCAATAGACAGGAAAAGGCAGAAGGAATGAAACGTTTTGAAGCCTTGCTTGAATATTTCAAACCCAAGTTACAACGAACAGAAAGTAATATTAACGTTGAAGGAACGGTTCCGATTACGGTAAACAAGAACTATAAACAGGAGTAAAACAATTAAAACAGGAAAAATGGACGAAGCAACAAGAAAAAGAAAAGAAGCTTATTTTAACAGGCAAAGACATGAAAAGCCATTTTATAAGCTTTTTCGCTCACAATACGAAAAGAATTATGGGGCGGCAATATCGTTATCAAAAACAGATATTTACGGAAAATTAATACGAACAGACATTTTATTCATAATTGATACAAGTACGTTTAAAGAAAAATTTAACACCCTAAAAAAACTTTTAGACGATACAAGTTGGGAACAGTTAGAACAATTGGAAAATGCAACCAATTGAAATAAACCTTTCAGCGGAACAGACCCAAGCCGTTGACTACTTAGAAGACAGAACAACAAACTTGGTTTTGTATGGAGGAAGCGCGGGTTCCGGGAAATCGTTTTTAATTGCATTATGGCAAATTATGAACCGTCTACAAATGCCCGGAACAAGGGGTTATATTGCAAGAGAAAGCGGGCTTAAAGATATTAAAAATAGTATTTTAGTTACCTTTTTTGACGTTTGCAAGGTCCTGAACATTTCGGACCGTATTAAATACAACGACCAAAAGGCATGGATAGACTTCTCTAACGGTTCAAGAATTGTTTTACTAGATGCGTTCTATTACCCTTCCGACCCCAATTTCGACCGTTTAGGTTCCACGGAATACACAGACGGGGCCATTGAAGAAGGAATTACAATACACAAGAAAGCCCAACAAGTACTTCTTAGCCGTACAAGGTACAAGCACACGGAATTTTGCCACAGTTGCAAAGGGGCTGTTATTATCGAATTGGACCCAATAGAAGGCACACCAATTGACACGCTTTGCAATAGTTGCGGAACATTAACAAAAGGGTTAGTTGCCAAACAATTAATTACATGCAACCCAGGGGAAGGGTTCCTTCGGGACGAAGTAGTTATTCCAAGCCTTGAGGGGCGACTTAAACAACAATACAAGTTTGTTCAAAGTTTCATTGAAAGCAACCCAAACAAGGCGTTTGTCGAAACGTACAAAAGCACTTTGCAATTGATGGACGACTACGACAGGAGCCGACTACTACACGGGGATTGGTTCGCACAACCCAAAACAGGGGGCGAGTTTTACAAAAAGTTTGACGAAGCCCGGAACGTTAAGAAATTACAATACGACCCAAGCAAGCCGCTTCATTTAACTTTTGATTTTAACGTTAACCCTTACATGACCCTTTGCATTTGGCAAGTAACAGGCAAAACAGCGCACCAAATAAATGAAATATGCCTTAAAACACCAAGGAACACAACACAAGACACTTGCAAGGAATTTACACACCAATATTTCAACCACAAAGAAGGCGTTTTTATTTATGGGGACCCGGCCGGGAAGCATGAAGACACACGAAGCGAAAAGGGTTTCAACGACTTTACTATCATTATGCGCGAACTAGACGACTTTAAACCAGCGTTAAGGGTTAAGAGTTCCGCCCCTTCAGTTGTAATGCGTGGGCGATTCATTAACGCAATGTTTGAAAATAAAATTGAAGGCGTAGAAATAGCGGTTTCAGACACTTGCACCAATACAATTGCCGACTATAATTTTGTAAAAGAAGCCCAAGACGGGACCAAGGCAAAAAAGAAGTTTAAGGACGCAGCAACAGGCGTAAGCTTTGAGAAGTACGGGCATACGTCAGACGCAAACGATTATTTTCTTACCTTTGTGTTTGATAAAGAATTTAATATCTTCGTTAAGGGCAAAAAACCCGTTGTTTATAGTTACGGGGGTAGAAAAATAAAGCAAGGTTTTTAATTATGGCATATTTAAGGCGAACGGACTATTTAAAACAAATACGAACCGATAATTTAAGCGTTGTTATTTCTGACGATGATAGTATTAGAAGAGACGCAGAACTTGCAGCCCAAGCGGAAATTGAAAGCTATTTACGCCATAGATACAACACGGCTTTAATATTTGCAGACCTTAACGAGTACGACAGCGCAGCAAGTTACACAACGGGGGACCTTATAGCGTTTCCGGACGTTGAAGACGATATTTTTACACTTAACGCAGATATTGACGGGGAAGACCAAACAATTAGCGGCATAAGCCCAACGGACGACCCGGACCAATGGACCAAAGGAGACACGCGCAACGCAATTATTAAAATGCACCTTGTAGACATTACCCTTTACCATTTACACAGTCGTATTAACCCCCGAAACATTCCGGACTTTAGAATTGCAAGGAGGGACGAATGTATTAAATGGCTTGAAATGATAGCAGCGGGGAAAATTACGCCAAACCTTCCAATTTTAACACCTGAAGAAGACAAAAATGGTTTAAAAATCAAGTGGAGCAGCAACGAAAAATTCAATCACAATTATTAATATGGGGTTTTTAGACATATTCAGAACAGCTAAGCCGGTTGAAAACGTAACAGCAAAAACGCCTTCAGGGTCAAGAATTAAAAAGCGTATTAACCAGCAACAAATTGTACGGGCTAACCAAAATATTAAGAAGTGGCGCCAAGCAATTGCAACAGCGGAAAGCATACAACAGCCCGACAGAATACCACTATTAACAATATTTAAAGATGTTGTTTTAGATACGCACCTTACAGCCGTAATTGAACAAAGGAGTAATAAAGTACTTTCAAGAGGTTTCAAGGTAGTAAACAAGGAAGGCGAACTTCAGGAGGAACAAACAGCGCTATTAAAAAAGCAATGGTTCGAAAAGTTTGTTAAATTGTCGTTAGAATCTAACATGTACGGCTATTCATTAATTGAATTTAGTAATATATTTGAAGACGTATTTCAAGACGTTTGTCTTGTTCCTAGAGAATACGTTGTTCCTGAATTTGGGTACGTTAAAAGCCAGCTTTACGGGGGGAACAAATACGACTACACACGCCCGCCCCTTTCTAATTGGTCCATGTTTGTTGGAGACGAAAAAGAACTTGGGCTTCTTAACAAAGCAACCCCGTTAATTCTTTGGAAACGACTTGTTCAAGCAACTTGGGCAGAATACAACGAATTATACGGCATGCCGTTACGTATCGGGAAAACAGAAACAAGGGACACGGACGCGCGGAATAATATGGAAGATATGCTTGAAAATATGGGTTCTAGCGCTTGGGGGTTATTCGATAAAGAGGACGAAATCGAAATTTTGAACGGAACAAGCCAAGGAGGAAGCGAAACTTTCGAAGATTTTATTAGCCTTGTGGACGCTCAAATTAGTAAATTGATACTAGGCCAAACAATGACCACGGACGATGGAAGCAGCCGTTCGCAAGCTGAAGTTCACGAAGCAACGCTTGCAAGTTATACGGGCGCAGATTTAAGAAACATATCCTACTTGATTAATAACAAGCTTTTGCCTTTTATGAACGCTAAGGGCATGGGGTTTGAAGGGCTTGTTTTTGAATGGGACCTTGAAGAAAAGCTATCGTTAAATGAACAGTTCGAAATTGACAAGGAACTTTTACAATTCTACAAAATACCGGAAGACTATATTACCAACATGTACGGCACACCCGTTGAAGAAAAAGAAGTTGAAGAAATAGCACCAGCGGAACCAAAAAACGGCATTACGGTAATGAATAACGTTGCGGATATGTACGAAGGCTTTTTTAAACATGAAGAAAATTGCGCTTGTGGTAACTGTTAATTCTGAACAATGGCTTCAATTGAATACACAACACAAGAAGAAAAAGAACTTTTTCAAGACGTATTAAGCGGAAAAACGCACCTTTTTAATTTACCCCAAAAGCTTTACACAAGAACAGCCGAAACGTTAACGGGGACGCTATACAAAGCATTTAATATTGATTCAACTACGAACCTATTAAACCCGGACTTTGACACCCCAAGAACGTTGAAGCGTAATTTGTATGACTTCAGCAGCGCAAAGACCTTTCAGCAAATACAAGACATGCAAAACTTTATTTTCAACGATAAAGGCATGCGAAGGAACTTTTCCGAGTTCGAGAAGTACGCCAAGACCGTATTCGATACATACAATAAAAATTGGCTTGAAGCTGAATTTGAAACGGCTACTTCAATGGCTGAAAGCGTCAAGGGTTGGGAAAACATAGAAGACGAAAAGGACATTTTCCCGTTATTACGTTACAAGACTTTAAAAGACGCAAGCGTTAGGGAAGAACACGTTAGCCTTGAAGGAATAGTTAAGCCCGTAAACGACCCGTTTTGGAACAAGTACACACCGCCCAACGGTTGGCGTTGTCGTTGTTATTTGGAGCAGTTGGAGGAAGACGAAGCGAAAGTTACAGACACGAAAGGCAAGGACTTAATCAAGCCCGACAAGCTTTTTGCAATCAATCCGGGCAAAGAGAAGGTTATATTCGACTTAAAAGGAAACAACGCGCACCCTTACACAGACGTAAAAAGCCGCTTCAGGAGACACAAAGAAAACAATTTTGGGCTACCATATCCAAAGGACATAAAAAGCGCTTAATTATGCCAAAAAATAAACTAAGTTTAAAACCCTTAATTGTAAAGTTAAAACTTACACATAAAACATTGCCGTTAATACTAGGCAACAACGCGGTTAAGTTTTTTCAGTCCAATTTTGACAAGGAAGGCTTCCAAGACCGGACCGTTAGCAAGTGGCAAAAAAGGAAATACAAGCCAAAAGGGGGCGCAAAGAAACAACTACAAGTAACAGGCCGTTTAAGGCGTTCAATTAAAAGGCTTTCCGCTAATTGGGGAAGTATTAAAATTGGAACCAAGGGCGTTGCATACGCGCGAATACATAACGAGGGGCTAAAGGGTAAGGCGTTTGGAAAATATGCCTTCCAAATGCCGAAACGTCAATTTATTGGGGAAAGCTACAAGTTAGAAAAAGGAATAAAGGCACGAATTGAAAAAGAACTTAGAAACTTAGAAAAACGCATTAAATGAGTAATCCAAAAAAAGACATTTACAACGCAATAAAAGCGCGCATATTGGACCAAGTACAGGAAATTAAACATGTACTACTATTTAACAACCAATTCGAAAAGGACAACCAAGAAGAAGCGTTTCTTTATCCAAACGCATTTATTGAGTTTAGCCAACTACTTTCAACAGGCACAACGCAGCAAGTCCAAAACGTAGATATGAACGTTACAATTTACATGGGGTTTGAAAGGTACGAAACGGAAAGCCTAACAATATTCGACACTATCCAAAGCGTTTACATTGCTTTGCAAGGTTTTTCAGGGGCTTGCTTTTCCGGGCTGCAACGTATCGAGGAAGTCCAAGACACGGACCACGACAACGTTATTATTTGGAAGACCATATTCAGCACAACAGCAACGGACGCAGAAGCGCACCCAAGTAATAAGCTTGTTGAAGCAAACGTTACGAACTTAAATATTACTTCAGATTTAGACATTGACAACGATGTTATCCGAACAGGGGACGGGGTTTTTTAGTATATTTGACCTATGAACAAGCCAGCTAAAATAAGAGACAAACGCGCAAAATACGTAAAGCAACGAATTGAAGACGCGAGAAATTCAACTTTGGAAGTTAAAAGACTATCAAGGGAACTTTTCCTTTCAGAAAGGACTATTGAACGCGACCTTAAACGGGACTTGAAAAAATAGACACAATGACAAAGGCGGGAGCGAAACGGGCGTTAAAAGCGTTGTTATTGCTAAATTTGTTGAAATGGATATTAAATACATTCGAAATCAAACAGAAACAACCGCACAAATTTACCTATTCGACACGATTGGAGGGGGAAAAATTAATGCGCAAAACTTCGTTAATGAGTTGCAATTTCTTGATAGTTTAGGACTTGAAGAAATAAACGTTCATATTAACAGCGGGGGCGGTTCTGTTCTTGAAGGTTACGGGATATTTT